CTCCTCTTAAATCTAAAGGTGTAATTGTACCTGTAGAGGGAACACCAACATTAAACGTAGAGTAACCAATAGTGGGATCATTTGTTTGACCGTCAACCGTATCTCTGTAATCAAGAAAACATGATCCCAAAGATACTGGTTCGTTTGCTTCAAAAAACCATAAAGTTCTCAGATCCACTAAAGAAAACCCACCAGCAGTTGATGCACCAACAAATACCTGATTTACGATTACATTTTCAGTAAGTGCCATTTATGTTTCCCTCGTTTAGGTCAATGTAAATGATCTTGATCCAACACCATCTACAGTGAATATTAAATTATTACCATCTACGGTAATCTTTACTCCCTTATCTGTACCAATACCACTTGTAAATCCTTCTCTGCCAGTAATAATTCCTGTCTGTGCTTGGATACCATGAAGAACGTCAAGTCCAGTGGCACCTGTTCCACCAACAGGAACAGTTCCAACTCCTAGGAAACCATCTCCCTGAGCAACAAATGAATCACCTTGAACCTGAAGTTCATAAACTGCAGTTGTTCCAACTCCAACTTTGTTTAGTTTAGAACTTCCAAAAACTTCAAGGGAATTGTCACCAGTTCCAGTATTAACTGTTACCTTATCATCAAAAATACTGGTGCCGGCAACAGAAACTGTAAAGAACGTGCTAATCCCAGCGTCAAAAATTACATTACCACCAGTAATAAATCCTGTCTGACCATCAATCTGAATTGGACCAAATGTTCCAGAATCAATGCTTAGACTTTCAATGTTAGAAACACCACGAACATCAAGACTATATGCTGGATTAGGATTATCTGTTCCTACTCCCAAAGATTGAACAACTGCTACACTACCACTGAAAGTAGAAAGACCATCACTGAATAATTGGAATGGTTTTAGTGAAGATGCCGAAGAAGCAATACTTGTGATAACAAGATCAGCACCAGTTTCTACGTCTGTTGCAACTGTTGCCGTGGCAGCATTACCATCCAAAGCACCAATAAATGTGGTTGCTGTTACAATACCACCAGCATTTGCTTGGAAAGCAGAACCAACAGAAAGACTGGTTGTAGCAGTAATGAATCCAGTTATAGATGCTGATGCTCCAACAATACTACCAACTGTAATATCGGGAGTTCCAGTAAGACCTTCAGCGTTAGTAGCAGTTGTTGCTGTTGATGCTCTACCTCTAAATGCTTCAAATTCTTCTGGTAATCTTGTACCTTCAAAAACTGTTCCAGTTGCAACTCCTGTTGGACCATCTATGGCAAATGAGGGACCAACTTGGAATGTAGTGAGTGGATTAGTTGTTCCTACTCCAACACTTCCCTGAGCGTAGATACTAGTAAATCCAAGTCCTACATCAGTATCAACCCACTGAGATGTTGGTAGGTTAAGAAGTTGACCACCATCACCATAGTAAGTAACAACACCAGTAGCACTGGTATGTGTAACGATACCAGACTCTAGTTTCACACTACCTAGTGAAGCAATACCAGTAGTGTTAACACTGTCGGTATCTAAAGTTGTTACGGTGCTTAATCCAGTAACATTTAGATCAACAACATCTAAACTACCATCAGATATTACATTTCCTCTTACATCTAATGTATCTCTAGGAATGGTTGTGCCGATACCAACCAATCCATTGGAAGAGACAATATCATTAGTATCGACCTGGATACCGTCTCTAAAATTTACAACGGTCTTAAAATTCTGTGGCATTGTCTACTTAGACCTTTCTATCTATTTATTGGGAGGGTTGTTAATATCGTCAATTTTAGATTTCAATTCTTTGATACCTTCAATTAAGACAGGGATCAAACCTTCATAACGAACTTTCTTGACGCCATGCTTATCGGTAACGACAAGTTCGGGGAAGTATTCTTCAACTTCCTGAGCAATAACACCAAGATCTTTGGTGCCAGTCAGACTACCTGCTTTATCATTCCATGTGAAGGTATTACCACTCAAATTGTTGATCTTATCAACAGAATTTTCTATTCTGGTAATATCATCCTTCAGAGCAATATCAGAAGGATAGAATGCTGTTACGTTACCAGTGACTAACAAGTCACCATCAATTGTTGTAGTTGTGCTGATACTTACAGTAGAACCAGCAGCAGCACCAATAACAAAGTCTCCAGTGAGAGTATCAACAGTGTTCAGTGTTGTCTGTGCTATTTGAACATTACCAAATGTTGGAGTTACATTGGCAGTTGCTGTTGGTTCAATGTTAAAATCACCAGCAATGGTCAATGTTCCGTTAATAGTCAATTCACCATCAGATGAAACATCATTAGCAAATCTAACTGGACCTTCAAAACTACTCAGGATGTTGTTGTTCTCACCACCTTCAACTGTGATGGAGTTCTTGACAACCACTTCATCAAAGTTTTCACTGGTTCCAGCATCTTCTCTTCCAGTTTCTGTTGGAACTGGAATATTGAATGTTTCTTCAGTACCAGTAAAGCTATTGATCTTCTTGTTGCCAATGTAGAAGTCACCGTCGTTATTCAGACCAGTGTAAACAACAATACCACCACTTCTATCCTGTGCTTGTGATAGATACTCTTCCAAATCTGTGAGAGTTCTTGTCTGAACCTGTGGCAGACCTGTGGAATAGTTACCAGGACCATAACCAAGATATTCAAATGTGTGACCAGATGCTCTCAGAATAGAGTTTCTTCTAGTCTCTACAGGAATTGGTTTGATCTTTCTGATTGATGCTCCAGCAACATGTGCCTCTGGAATAGTACCAAACAGAGCACGAATAACCGTAATTTCGTTATCACCAACACCACCAAGAGAAGAAGTGATAATTCTCATGATCTCACGGTCCACTTGGATATAATCACCAAGACCAAACTTCTTAGTCGTTGCCAAGTTTACGTTTGGCAGTTTAATCTGAACACCAGTGTCAGTGATTGCATCCACAATATAATCAGTTACACCACCGTAGATTGTGAAGTATCTTCCACCAAACTCTTCAGCAATAGGTGTTGACTGATCGTTTGCTTCCAGAGCATGTCTGTAAACATGATATGGATCAGTTACTTCATTTATAGTTACGGCAGAGAATGTGCTAATGCCGATTCTCTCACGAACAGTAAACTCACCAAGTCTACCGTCAGATTCATTCAACAATTCAAACTTATTACCAGCAATCAGACCATGTGGATTAGCACATGTAAAGGTAGAGATTCCTGTGGTAGAGTCATATGTAGAACTCGTAACAGTTACGGAAACACCGACATTGTAAATGAATGAACCAACAGCAATTGCTGGATCAGCATCTGTCGTAGCAAGAGCAACATTAGTGTCATCTACGATAGACTTAATTCTATAGTGTTTTGATGTTGTGGTTCCAATACCAGTGACTTGAACAACATCACCAACACTGACATTGATTGTTGTAGTTCCAATGCCAATTTCACCACCAATACCTTCAATGTCTAAAGCAGTCTGACTTTCTAAGTATCCAGATCCTGGGTTAGCAATTTCAACATTAACAATATCACCACCGGCGATTGTTACTGTAGCAGTAGCACCTTTCCAATCGGTGGTTCCATCATTCAGCAGTTTTTGGTTGTAATATACACCGTCAGCATAAGATGTGGAGTTATCAGTAATTGTTGTAATACCGAGAACACCATTGAAATCATGTCTCCTCTCAAATGTTACTGTGGAGACACCACTTGTAGCATCAACACCAGATACTTCTTTACCTAACTTAAGTTTAGTGAAGAACTTATCAATAGTGGTTCTGGTGATACTCTTCTTAAGGTCATTAGTTACAACAGAACCAACTGGTGTTCTCTTAGCAAAAGAAACAGCAGCATTTGGGTTGTCTGTTGGATTATCTTTATCGATTTGTGGATAATAATTTTCTACGTTTGGTTTGTATTTTTGTGCTGTAAACTCAACAGAAGGAGCATAGTCGGCGTCTAATACTTCAAGTAAGAAGATACCATCAGTCTTATCCTTTTCATATTTCTGAATAGTATTGCTTCTGTAGATAAAGAAGTTGGATTGTAAATCATTTCTCTTAAATCTTGGAAGACTCAGGTTACGAGAAGATGTAGTATCAGTAAATGTTCCTGGGTTGTGCTCAACGGAATCAACATCAGTTGTACTGGTGGTGTATGTCATGTCATCAGTAACACCAGTTACAAGGAACTTGCCATTGTAACCACTACCAGCAGCGCCAACACTGTTAGTATCACTCTTGATGTTTTCCATGATGACTTTATCACCAACATCTAATCCATGAGGTAATTCTGTGGTGTATGTAACTGTTGCTCCTGCTACAGAACATGTTGAGATGAAACTATTGTTTCTGTTATACAGAACATCATCTCTGGTAATTGTTGTTGCTGTGGCATAAGAACTCAGAGCATATCCAGTTTGACTAGACAGTTGAATGATATAACCCTGGAGAGGATCTCTTGAATCTTCTGCTTCTTTGGGGATAACATAATTCAAACGATACAGTCTAGAGTCTAAACCTCGGGTGTCATCAATTCTCTTGACATAACTCCTTGCCGTAGCAGTATTTGTATTAGTTGCCAACCCAGCATAAATGCCATTGTCAGCATTTACATGAACAAACCAATTATTGTTTACGGTATCGAATTGAATTGGGTGTCCAATTTGGTTCGGAGTTTTATCACTTACTCTACTCTGTACATTAAGATCATTGCCACCATAGATTGCAATATTCTTATCATTCTTAGCATCAGAGAATGATGCTGCTACCTTAATTTCAGTACCAGAAACTCTAATAGCATAATATGTTCTATGATCTTCCAATCCTTCTGGTAAATCACCACTGTAACTACCAACTTTAATAGACTCACCAGTTACTAATCCAATATCAGATTCAAGTTCCAGAATACTGGTAGAGATACCAGGAACAACATCTGCTCTCTTAGCACCAGAGAAGTTACCTAAAGCAACTGTACTACCAGCACCTAGTTCATTATCCAACATCTGGATAGTGGCACTAGTTGTTCCAATACCTGTAGAATCTGGTAGATATAAAGTTTCTCCATCTCTAGCACCGATTCTAAAACCTTGAGTGATAGATGTTGGTGGAACGTCTTGGTCACTAAATCCAGACAGATATAGTTGACTTGAGATACCAACAGATGTTGTGAGTCCTACATCAATCTGTAACCATCCAATGTCTCTTTCCCCAGATGGAATAGACTTAGGTGTGATAACATTGGTGATGAATCCTTGGTCATCACGATTAAATGCTTCTGCCTTAAATCCATCAGCAACCAGAGCAATCTGACCGAAGTTGGAGTTAGAGTTGGTGATAGATGCGTCAGCACCACTTAATGCTTCGAAGTGCTTATTGAAACCAATAGCAAACACCGAAACGATCTGGAATACAGCATCGTTGCTCAATTTGACGTGAGTGGATTCCCACCCACTACGATAAGTAGCAGATGGATCTAGGTGATAAACTGTAGCACTATTAGTGGAACTAGAACCCGATGCTAAGTCTCCACCAGTTACCTTAGTATAAACAATTCCATCATATAGTCTAGATTCTGGGTTATATTTTACAAATGCTCTATCATCCTTTTGTAGTGAGATAGCAGTGTATTGTGCCAGAACGATGGATCTAAATCCAGTAGACTTAGAACCATCACCATGGAGACCTTGCATACCCCAGACTGATCTCAGAGATACGTTAAAGACGTATGGAGAAGCACCACTAACTGTGTCAGACTCAATAGTAATTGTAGCGTTGGATGAGTCTGGTGTGGCAATTAGGTTTGCTGGGAAACTTGCTAATTGATATGTAAATCTAGATTCATCAATAACAGAGGAAACAAGAGCAGAGATATTATAGTTTGCTACATTAACACCACGAACTTTAATCGGTGTTCCTGTCGTCAATCCATGAGGACTCTGTGTAGTGACTGTAACTTGAGCAGTAGGAGATGCTCCATCACCGGCAAACATACCAGTAACAATGGATGGATCAATACCCAGAGCACCAACAATTTCATATTCTGGTCTTACTTTATCGAAGTCACCCTGTTCTGATGGCCATTGGAATGTGACTGGTCTTCCAGATGCTGCCTGGAAAGCATGAGTCAACTTATAATAGTACATGCTGAGGTCAGTTAGACCAGCATATCCAGTAACATCATTAACACCATCAGCATATTCAAATGCTGTTACTTTATGGTGAGAGAATGTTGGTTGAGATCTATTTGCTGTAGTAAAGTTTCTGGGATCAGTGTAAACTAATTCATTATCTTGAGCATCTAAGAATGTAAATTGCCAGAAGTAGCAACCACCAGTGATTCTAAGAATAGCAGTTTCCTCTACATCATCATCAGTTGGGTTAGGAACATATTTTGGTCTAATTCTGGTCTTTCTCAAGTCCATACCAACGATGGATGTACCTCTTGGTACAATTACACCACCTTTTGTACTGTTGAACTTATAAAGAACGTTGTCTTCTTGAGTTAAGTCAAAATTTGATTCAAGAGTCAGGTTGAGTGTAGCAGTAGCATCACTCTCAGAACCACCAGGACTTACAACTGTACCAGTTCCTGATACATTTTTGATAGCAAAACCAGGTCTGTTGTCAATAATATGGTCACCAGGATACAATAAGATTGTGGTTCTGTTGAACAGATCGTTATCTTTACCTCTTACATAGGAAAATCTAGCAGACTCAATCAGAGCTCTCTGAATAGTCTTAAAAGGTTGAGTTAAGGAGTTACCCTGATTACTAATACTATCTGTGGCATCAAGATCATTGGGATTAACGTATAAAATACGACCCTCTGTATTCTTGATAAAATTATCTAACTTACTAAGAGGCATCTTCTTGCTTCAACGATATCGTTTCTTGACTTATTTAGTCAATAAATAGGGCTGGTTACTCTTTTCATATGGCAAACTCTGCTTTAAGTAAAGAGGATCCCAAAAAGAAAGAAAACAAATTTGAATGGGCTGATGAAGGGGTTGCTACCCTTGTGAGAGTTATTATCCTTGCTTGGTCAGGAGCAATCCTGACTTTGAACTACGTTTCAATTCCTGGGATTCCTCAAAAACAAATCGATCCTACGTTCATTGCCTCTGTTTTCACTGGCACTCTAGCAACTTTTGGTGTTCAAACTGCCAAAAAGAAAGAGGAAGAAAAACCTAAAGAGGAAAAGAAAGATGCAAAAACTGATTAACACATTGGCACTATTGTCATTTATAGGAACCGCTGGTATAATCGGTGGAGGAGTTTACGTCTATCTACAGAAAGACTCTATCATTGATGGAGTTAAAAAACAAGTCACTGATGCTGCTGTAGAAGGTGTAACAAATGCTCTACCAGGACTCTTAGACTCTGCTATGCCTGAGATTCCAGAACCACCTAAAGTGACGGGTGGTGCTGTTCCTTTCTGATAATAAAATGAAAAAATTTTTGTTTGGTCTGCTCGGGATTGCCGCAGTCAATACTGGGGTTATCGTAGCAACGTCTATGTCTACCTGGGCAGAACCAAAAGTGAAGGGTTACTATACCATGGATGCCATGGGATGTATGATCCTCCTGGAGTGTACTAAAGATGTCAAGAGAGTCAATAGTATCGAAGATATTAGAACTGCGTATCCCGATACTAATTACGACGTTGTTGCTGATGAGTTTGATTCGATGCTCAGCTCCCTTGATGCAGTCGGAGTTAAAGTTTTTCTAGCAGATGAAAAGTATTTCCCACCAATGCATCGTGGTGTATATCATACCATAGGAAATAACTTCTTTTTGAATAAGAAGTGGATGGTAAAACCGAATCGTCTGATGTCAGTCATGAGGCATGAAGGTTGGCATGCAGCACAAGACTGTATGGCAGGTTCTATTAATAACAGTATGATGGCAATCATCAAACCAGAGGAAGAAGTTCCTGGATACTGGAGAGAGATTGTCAAGGGTACATATCCAGCACATGCTGTACCTTGGGAAGCAGAAGCATTCTGGGCTGGACACACAGCAAATATGACACAAGAAGCACTTGCTGCTTGTGCTTCTGATACTCCTATGTGGGAGATTTACCCACCAACTCCAATGACTCGTGAGTGGTTAGTTGAAAATGGGCATATTAAAGATTGAACCAATTAATGTAAGAGAGATTGGTGTTAGGAGTGTTCCTAACATCTCCTCTTTTACTAACAACATGCCACCACCAATCATACCGTATTCTCCTCCAGTTACGGTAGATATTGGCACGCCTATTGTTAATATGCCAGGATGTGTAGAAGCACACCCAGATGGAAGTCCACAACTGGCAAAGGATGATCCTAAAGGTGCTAGAACATACTGTGATGCTCAGACACCATCATATAATGCAATGGATTATAAACCTGAGGAGATGATTATCACTCAAGTGAGTCAAGAACAACCACCAGCAACAAAAGGAGCAGAGGAGGGACCATCACAAGAGCCGGAGCCACCACCATCAGAAGTGCCTGATACACCAAAGGCAGACCTTCCTGATGTGCCGAAGCAAGAAGAAAAGCAAGAAATATGCCCATACTATGCGGAATTATTGGTAAGTGATCCACGTTGTATTGAACCAACGTTTGTGGAGAAATATTTTCCACCCATGGAAGTATTAACTGCTACAACTACCATTGCTGTTATTGGTACAAGTTCTGCCATTTTTGCTAAACCTATTGCCGATCTTCTGCTGAAGGTTGTGAAACCCATTGTGAAGAAACTGATAACGAAGGTAAAGAAGATGCTTGGTAAGAAACAGAAGCCCCAGGGAGTCCGCGAGAGGAGGCTTGCTCAGAGGGAGTTGAATCGGGCGATCCTTGAGTTGAGGAGGGCTTTGAAGTAGGGATTGAATGCCTGTGTGGAGGAATAACTCCTGGAGGATTAACAAGAACTACATCAGCACAGATCTTATAGAACGGACTTCTAGGGTGGAACATGATACCCTTCTGCATGAGTTCGCCACAATTCTTTAGTCTGGCAATTTCAAAATCTAATCTCTTATTAGCAAGTACCTGCTCACGGAAAGCATTATGATTCTCTGCTGCTTCTTTACATAATGCTTGTGCTTTACCATCCAATGGGAAGGATACGGTAGCAGACAAACCTATGGAAGTATTGTGTGAGTCTTTCTGTCCAGTTCTGGTAGGAACATAATAAAGAACGTCACCAGGATTATCCAAGGCACCATCATTGTCCAAGTCTGACATATCATAGACTGGATCATTGTATCGTGGTTCGTATGGTAACTGCCATCCTTTGGTTCTTGTTACATACGGTGTGATGTTTAGAGTTGGTCCTTGGCAGGAGATTCCATCACCGTATGTGTTGGTGATATATGGTCCTTGGAGGACCTGGATTGCTTGGTTGGTGACTGAGCCTGAGCTATTAGCAACAGGAGAAGCAGTGGCACTGACGCCACCAATAGTCTCCGATAAAGCTCTTTGTGGGAGTAGTTGTGCGGCAACAAGGATTACTGCTGGAAGATACTTGTAGAGTCGGTAATACTGGTTATTGTTGTCGTTCTTTGTATAATCGTCTGATTTGACATTCCTGGTCCCACGTAATGCTCGGTGAACTGAAAAGGAGCACCTACGTTTGTTTGAGACCAGGTTGGTCTTGAATCCAAATCTAAACCTTTCCATGTCGAAGTCACACCATTAGTGGAGTTTGATGTAGAAGATGTACTGGAAGGTGCTAAGTTCGTGTTAGGTTGAACATTAGTTCCAGATACACTATATGTATACCCTGTATTATAGTTGACAGAGTTTATGGTTTCATTAATTGTTTGAGTCGTCTCCGTGTGAGTCGTCATTGAGCCCTGTGTGAAATTTGGCACCACAGGCACAGCCCGTGCAGTCTGTACATTCACAAGGGCACTCACAACCACAAACGACGCAAGTGCAAGATGTCTCATTGTCTATCATCTGATAGTCAGCTCCGTTACAAATTGTCCGGTTGCCTGTGTACCTGCTCCACCAGCAGTCAAAGTCATAGCACCTGTGGAGGTGATAGTACCTGCCAGACTACCAGCAGTGCCAGCAGCATTGCTAGTCATCGAACCAAAGTTGCCAACATCTCCAACGGAAACTGCAGAGGTTGGAACTGCGTCTGCTTGTGTATAAGAAGCAGAATAGGAGTAAGCATTGCCAGAGGTAACCTGAGTAGCAGCAATGTTACCAGGACTCATAACACCACTGGTGATTGTTCCAGTAGAAATGGTATTTGCAGTTGTACCATCCGTGGTTGCTACACCAGAACCTGATGTGCTATAAGTAGAACCAATTCTTGTTGCTTGTGTAGCAGCAGAATTAACTGTCAACTGAACACTAGAACTTAATGAGTGCGTAATATCGGCATGTGCTGGTGCCGCCAAACCTAACATAGCAAAAAGCACTAGGGCTCTTTTCATTCTTTTATCATCTGAACTTAATTTATATAGACGCTTAATGTCTTTATAAGAACATTATGTATCCTATTGAACTATACCCGTGGTCGGATTCGAACCGACACTGGAAGGATTTTAAGTCCTCTGTCTCTGCCGTTGGACTACACGGGCAAGGTGCTCCCTGTGAGGATCGAACTCACCTCAGCCGAATTATGAGTTCGGTGCATTCACCAGATTGCTAAGGGAGCAATAGGGATACTGGGAATTGAACCCAGACTAACCCGTTATAAGCAGGTCGCTCTAACCGTTAAGCTATACCCCCGAAGATGAATTAGTTTGCTTCGTCGTGATCTGTGTATATTCGAAGTAATTCATCATCGGCTGGCATCATCACTGCTTTATTTCCGTTCTCATTTTCTACACCTATCATCTCTCCATCCTGGACTCTTAAGATGAGATCTTCCCAATTTTCTTGCCACTCTTCCACAGAATAAAATTTCATAGTTGTGATATTTATCAGTCGGGGTGATAGGATTCGAACCTACGGCATCCGCCTCCCAAAGACGGCGCTCTACCAAACTGAGCTACACCCCGTCCATTTCTTTAGGTTCAACATAGTAAATTTCAGTCTCACTATCATCAAGTGAATCACGAACGAATTGTAGGACGTTCATAAACTCAGTCATGTTATCACATGAAAGTGTTTTCTCGTCACCAAAATTACTGAATACCTTGAAAGTCTTTTTGTGGATGTCCACAAGGATGCTTTCCACGTACTCCTCTGTGTCTTGAATCATGAGTGGTCCTGATTACCCACTTATTATACCAGGACTATGAATCAGATGTCAAGACCTAGGATTTTCTTAAAGGTTTCTAGGATGCCACCACCAGACTTCAATTTCACATTAGTCTGCTGTGTCTCTACCTGAACCTCTGACCCCTGGATTGTGACTCCACTGGTCATGCTGTTGCCAATCTTGATCTTAGAACCGCCTAGGGTCAAGGTGCCGGGTGTATCCAAGATTATATTATTGCCGTACAATCTCAAGAACCCACTATCTGCTTGAATGGCAATATCACCTCTCGTACATAAGATTCTAATATCCAATCCTTTTGGTTGATTCTTAGAACCACCGACAATCTCCATGGTTCCTTCAGATGTAATCCTGAATAAACCAGTTTGAGACAGACTCTGAGATACTTTTACACCGTCCTCAGTCTCACCGATGATCTTGTATGCTTCTGGACCAGACTGTCCTTCCTGAGGATTATTTACATCAATCCTAAAAGATTTACTTCTAGAATCAACGTCTCTTTGACTATAATCAGATTGCTTTTCTGCCATTATTCGATACAATCAATACTGCTTTGAAGTGTTCTCTCGACCACTGGTAGAGAGTTGATAATGGGTCTTATTATAGCACCACTACCTGTCTCTGTATTTACTTTCAATTTAATGTCACCATCTGTAGGAATGACAGCACTTAGTTCTGCTGATATGATTCTACCATTTTCTACAGTAAGATCAAATCCATCCAGAGTATCATTGTCTCCATAATTAAATCCACCGTCTTCAATGACAGCACCTGCTACACCCAGAGGTGTTTCTTTATCAATTGGATAGTTTACTCCACTACTTCTTACAACAATAGACGAAAGTCTACCAGTGTTAAAGTCTACGTTTGCTTTTGCATATCCACCATATCCAAGATTACAACTGTCTGTGATACTAACAAATGGTGTGCTGGTATATCCTGAACCTGGATCAATAATTTCAATGCCAACTACACTACCTACCTTATCAACAACATTTGACAATCCAGCAGTATTTTTTACGACATTGCCAAGTATTGCTTTTGCTACAGCACCAGATCCACCCCCACCAATGATTGACACTTCTGGTGTTCCACAAGATAATGGTGGTCCAGTGTAACAACCACCACCAGATCCTCCCAATATTCCCCAATCACCAAACTTCTTAAGGGCATCATTGGCAAGGTTCTGAGCACCTCTTGCCAAACTAGCACCCTTCAAGATAGAGGAGAAACTTGGTTTATCTTCATTACAAATATCACCACCAACGAAGAAACCATTGACGGTAGGACATTCTTTCTGCTCTCCACAAGATAAGAACTCTTTGACTGCTGAAATAGCATCAACAGCACTCATCAAGAAATCAAGAATGTCAAATGCTTTTGGTATAATCTTTTCTAGTGGTTCTAATAATGGTTTGATGCCATCTACAACCTGATCGATAATATTATTGAGAAATCCACCAACAAATTGTTCAGCAGCACAAGTGGCAAAGTTCTCGACGTTTGATGCTATACCACCAAGAAGTTCGGCAGCACTGTCTTTGAGTCCGTTTCCAACCTTATTGATGACACAAATGGCACCTTTAGATAAAGCCTCGACTGGTCCTTCCAGACCAAGAATCTCATCAATGGCAAGAGGATCTGCTGCCAATAATGAAGAAATCCCTTGCTCCATTAATTCTTTCAATCTTTCCATCAACTTATTCACAAGTCCAGTGACAAGTTGACTTCCAAGATTCTTGATTACTCCAGCAACAATATCAATTTCTTCTGAGATATTACCAGCAACAGCAAGTATTGCTGCTGACTTATTCATATAGTTTTTAATTCTATTAATGATCCTTTGAACGGGATCCTGCTCACACTGAGCTAAAAGAGCACAATAACCATTATCAATATAATCCACTGCCCTTCTGTTGGGATCTAGGGTAGGAATATATTGTCCCTCTGGACAAAATGATAACTGTGCTGCCTGTGCCATTATGGTCTCTTATTTGCTGGTGTAGGTTGAGTTGTGCTACCACCCTGATCACCACCAGATGCCGTGGTTGGATCTACTGTTTTTACATAATCATCATATTGAATCAATGATGTTCTAGCAAGAGAACCTAAGATAATGCCTCTCTGATTATTGGGTGCGTCTAGATGTAATCCAAACACCATATCTCCAACAGAGAGATTAACGGACCTTGCTTTCCTGCCATCACCAGTCCCCTCAGTAAGAGGTAGTAAGCAGTCAAAGAGAGTTAATTTATCTACTGGTGTATCTGGAAAATCAATACCAATCCTACGGACACGATATCTTACACCATGTCCAACTTGTTTGACATTTTGTGCTTCATCTAAAGCAGCAATCTGTCCAAAGAAATAAGCTGGATACTTATTCATCAGTCCTCATAGACTCTGCATTCAGGTGCCTCTGGATTGCTGTCACAATACAGTTCCAAAGATGTAGGATCATGTTCATCATTAGGATGATGATCTTTATAGTCTTCTAGTTCATGTAGTTCTTTCTCTACATGACGACGCATTTGGGGGGATACGGTTGGATCGTGAAGGATCTCTTTATCCTTCTCGATATGATCATCTATGTTCATTGTGTCCTCTTTTTCTTTTGATCTCGGGTTAGGAATACCGATGAGTATGCTCTCCTAGTTCCAAAGGAAAAGGAGTGACATACACCTGCTACAGTATATAGTCCCGAATCATCGGAAGTAGCAATAGTATCCTCTGTGCTACACTCATTTCCAGCAATGGGTCTGGAAATATTAACTTTTAGTGTTTCACCAGCCATTATACCAGTGTTGACTGGAACTGTCATCTGAATCATACGTCCAAAGAAACTAGTATATCTTGCTTTTGCCTTTGCTTTTGTCTGGAATGGTTGTTCGGCAAAGTTACATAGATCTTTTGGATTTCTATACATGATGCCTAGACCTTCTAGTTTATTTGTAGACCAAGCATTCTTTGTAAAATTACTCTCATCCTTAATTGTTACTGTCTCAGTGTCAAGTACATCGAAAAATTCTTCCTGACTCTCTTTTTGGTCAACATACCAGTTATATGTAATTGGATCAAAGGCAATGTTAGCAACTGGTCCTGCTGCCCTGGCATTATTTTTTACGGTCCAATCGTTACTCCTAATGCTTAGAGATCTAATTGTTCTGGCATTATTGACATTATCAATCAATCCCTCATTAACACCATTGAAAACATATGGTAAAAGGTTTTGACTATTTGATTTACCACTACGAACCATCTCATCTGCAGATTTAAAGTGATGCCCTTGTTTTGTTTGATAGAAGAAGAATCCAGCACTCTTTTGACTGGATGACATTGCTGCCAATCTCATGATCGATGGAAGAGTATCATCTTTCTTCTCACCACCAAAATTGACAGTGACGGTATTAGTTGGTACTTCAAAGAAGTCTATTTGCTTATTGAAGTTCTTCTGATAGATCTCTTGAGCAATTGATAATGGATTTGCTGTTATTTCTCCCTTAATTGCTTTCTGTGATTCTAATGATTCCTTCCAGACACTTGATAGTTTCATTGTGAACACTTCACCGAAAGGAGTTGACTGTACATTAGAAACCTGGTCAACATACATTTTGATATTCAACCCTGGATCTGAGTCACCGAAAGCATCACTAACAACATCTGAAATGGATATCTCAACCATCTCTGCACCACCGTCAGAAAGACCTAGATCCTCATGCAGTTTGATGCTCTTATCTGTATTAACAAAGAGTACCTTTGCCGTTGTTATAGGGGATAACAGAGACTCATAGTAGTATATTTCTCCAATATATGACTTTAACTCAACAATCCCACTAGGGGGAATAGCAAGCACGGTATTTTCTTTTACTGTACGTACCGTCAGTTTGAATGAATTTAATACGTTACCTGAAACTGGTGAGTTATCCATTATCCTCCTATTAAGTCCTCATATACACTATCTCCGTCCACACTTGTGATAGAGATGGAATCTGCTGCCGCAAATGCTTGATCGTAATCTTCCTTGGTAGATCTGTTGAGTTGAATTGGAATGACTACATCTTTATCTATGCTAATTTTCTTTGGACCACCCGATTGTGACAGGAACGTCTCTCTTTCCTGATTACTTTTGACAGGTTCAAATACCGACGACTTTTGAGCATTTGTTTCATCAGCAGTGGGATACTTTACTTTTCTAGGAGCAGTGCCAAATGTTACTTGTGATAGAACTGCTTTTGTCTCTGCTACAGTAGCACCTGCTTTGTTTAATCCATCTCCAGCATAATATGATTGACCGGCTTGAACATATCTACTGTGACCCTTCATGGCAACAGGCATTGGTAAAGCAGCCCATTCCATACCCAAACGAATCATTGCTTCATTTGGATTACTCTTTATCATTGCCTCAGTTATCCCTCTCTTCTGAGTGATCAAAGCAACAGCCATCTTATCCTGATTCTCAGGACTGAATATATCAGATGGACTCAATCCAGCTCGAGCTGCTTGTTTCTTAATTTCCATGAATTGATATCTACCAGCAGCAGCAGATCCTCTTTGACTAGCAGTTCTTTCTTGCCATTTATCTGCTTCACCAATAGTCATCTTAGATAAACCTGGATAGGTACGACCTGGATATATCGAATCATATGAACCACCAACAGATTCATACTTGGCAATGTAATCTAGAAGTGGTTGGAAGTTTCCACCAGCACCTGCTCCTGATGGGGAATCACCCATATATCCAGATGTGCCAGCAACTCCCTCACCTTTTCTATTTTTCTTATAGTCCTTCTCAAATAATTCAGCCAGTCCTTTAGTAAAGGTGGCAATGTGTTGTGGGAAGTTAGTGATGAAACCCGTCAGAGCATCTTTTGCTTCTCCTAGTTTATCCTTGGTATCCTTTACATCTTCTGGTTTGAGGGAATCTTTCCCACCAAATCCTAATTTTTTGTACATCAATTCTAGGGCACTGAAGATTGCCACAAAGAATTTCTTAATACCATTCAAGAAACTACCCAGTTGATCAATTAGAGTTTTTGCTCTCTTGATAAAATCTTCTACTGCTTTTTTAATTTTAGGCAGTGCCTTCAACATCCAACCAAGCAATACAACTGAGAAGAATGTAATAACAGAACCAAGAGCACCAATACCTGGAATACCAAAAGCTAATTCTGGTCTCTTAAAAACATTACTAGTGGTTGCTTTTAATTTTTTACCTAGATTTCTCTTCTGCTCGTTTGATTTTTCTTTTTCATTTTTGGATCTAGTCTCTTGAAGTCTTTTATTTGCTAATTCTGTTTTTGTTTTTAGTCTTTGATTAGTTGTTTTACTCTTAAGTATTGTTTTACGAACTGCCATGACATTCTTTCTCATGGAGAGAATGCCAGAAGATATTCCAGTAAAAGTTTTTGGATCAAGCATCAACATGTTATGCTACCCCCAAGAGAGTATATGTTTTCTTGGCATAACTAATGAATGGATTTGAAGAATCAAATGGAGCAATTCCAACTCCATCAACTGGAAGTTCATTTGGTTTGCCATCATCTATATTTTCAATTGCTGGATTGACACTGATATTGATGTCAAATTCTGATATAGTTTCAGCAAGAGCATCAGTAAATCCTTCTATCTTACTATTAACAGCCTCAAATCCCTGTTTGACGGGTTCTACAAATTCATTTATTTGACCACCAACATATCTACTTGCCCTACGCATCTGGTGAGCAAGTTCAGATCCCTCTAGAAGTTTTGATTCAAGACCATCAGCACTGGTAATATTATAATCTCTCTTCAGTAATTGTTTTAAGGCATCACTGGAATTGATGTATGTTTTTCTCAGTTGTGTTTTTGCTAGTTCATACTCTTGGGTGGCACTATTCACTGCTTCTAGTTTTTCTTCTTGCCGAGTACCCATACCAGACATCATACCACCAGCTGTGGCTCCACCACCAGTATAAGATAAATTATTCTCATATGAGAACTTTGCTTGATCTAATTGTCTTTTCTTTTCATATAACTTACCAAATCTTTCTGCTAATCTATTTGTCTCTAAAAGAGCAATCAATTGTTGTTTATTATCACCATCCATTCCCTGAAGAACCTTACCCTGCTTCAACAACTCAGCAGTTATTTCCATCTTACCAGTCTTTTGTCCAGTCTGGTCAAAGGTTCTCAATTTATCAAATTTACCACCTTCTTCAAATCCACCAAGTTGTAGTAAATCTTTTCTAGCAAAATACTGATCTCCCACCTTTACAAGATCTAATTTACCACCAATTGATTCTCCTGATGATGGTAATCCCTGAACAAACTTATTAAAGTCCTCTCTTTGACCACCAGATTCAAGAGTTGTTCTAATTCTACTCTTTGCCTTAATTCCTGGTGATATAGCATCTGCAGCAAAACTATATGCCTCAACACCAAGACCTACTGCTGCCGCTGCCAGGAGTGCTTTGAATGCCAAAGGATTAAGTAAAGCAGCAATGGCAGTTGTGGCAACCTTGACCATTGTGCCAATCAGACCAATAATAACTGGTATACCACCACTAAGAGCCAGCATCACTCCACCAGCAATGGTCAGGAATGACAGTATCTTTGGTAGTGCTTCTTTTATCTGTTTCTTCTTAACT